AGAGAGCTGACGGGCAATCTGGTACATCTGAATGTTCTCTGGGGCCGTATTATGGAATTTGAGACCGTTAATCGCGGTACCTGTAACCCCAGATTGACGCCTAAAGACTTTTCCGGGAAAAATATCGAAGTTCTGACCGGGAACGAGACTTGCTTCGTCCACGTCGAATACGAGGTTGCCCGCCAGAGCTAAGTTATCAATAGCCATGCGGACATGACCATTCATCAGCATCTGAGCATCTTCCATGTTCTCGGCAACGCCTACTCCCCATATTTGATACGGGTTAATCTCGTAAGGGAATGCGTGGAACGGAATGCGAGCAGGCGTAAAAGGATTTAGGACGCACCGGATAACTTCTGACCCGCAAACCCAAGCGTTAATTTGTACTTGGTCGAGTTCAGAAACGGTATCCGGAAGTTCTAAGCCTACCTCACGGGCAAAGTTAGCATCGAGAACACCCCAGTACTCAAGAACCTCAAACCGGTTTTCATTGTGGTTTGGTTGAGTGTCTTCTTCGCGAATAGTATCTTCGTAGTACTTGTCCTCGTAGTTAGGTCCCCGTACCAAAACATTCTCAATTGCTCTGAGATTAAAAAATGGCCGGTTGATCAAGTTACGAAGTTGCTGGCGGGACATGCGGTGACGTTGAATAACGTACTCACAGTCCTCGATGTTTGTTGCTGAAGGATCAGGATGAAAGTCCCAGATTGATACGTGCTCAATCCGTGGCACAATCTTTTCTTCTGGTGTATACTCTCGTTCTCCTTCTTCACCCTTCGTCCACTTGTGAACTCGTTTGTAAAAATTGAACGGGCCTTTAATGATACCAGTGCCGAGCAACGAAGACTCAAAGATTGCATTACGGAGTACGTTTACTGCATTTGTATCTAAGAGCTGATCGTGGATAGTCTTCTCGAGCATTCTTGCCGCTTCACGCGCAGGCTCAACTTGGGGCTCCCCAAAGTTTGAGGGGCCTTCCGTGAGAGGCATTCCTTCATATTTTCCGAAGTTCGTAGTAGCTTCTGTAGCTCCGGGGGGAAGCTCTCTACCATCTCCAGCGTACCCGAACGGGTCCTGCTGTGGTCCTTGCACTTGATCGAGAGGCCCTGTGAGATGAGCAAACTCTGCGATTCCTTCTGGAACAGGCGTTGACTCAACTACGATTGGAAATTTTTTGTTTGCAAACAAGATGTCCGCAATCTGACCGTAAGCCGCAAGAACTTTTGTCTTTGTAATTTTAATAAAGACTTTAGAACGCTCAGAATCTCGGTACTGCGTCGTGGAGTCGTAGATACCTCGGAAATTTTTGTAGGCTTGAAGCCATCTTTCCTCGTGGTACCGTCTCCCGTTTTCAGAATCCTCGAATTTTGATCTGATGTGGCCTGCAAGACCCACCATCTGTTCACCAGCGTTAGTGACCTCTACCTCACCGTCATCGGCAGGCTGTAGGAACCCATTGTCGGACATGCTGTTTACCTAATGTAGATAGAGTTATTAAGCGAGTGGAGACTCGTTTGCTTTTGCTAAGAAACTAGCGTCAACAGTTGTCTTTGTCTGCTTCTTAGGCATTGCTTCAATCAACACATCTGTCTTAGCTACAGTGTCAAAATCGGCTTTTTCACGGTAGAGGTTATTCTCACCGCAGTTGTAGTCGATAGTTTTTTTGTCAGCATTCATGATGTCTGCTTCTGAGTATTTCATTGCATTTTCCTCGGTTTTATCGTGCTTTTATGTCTTCGGGGTTGATCCCCATGTTTAATAGTTGGTTTTCGTACGCTTTCACTTGTTGTGCATCAATCTGTTCTTGAGATAGCGGCTCTTTCATTCCTAGTTGTTCCATTCCCGCTCTTACCCCCTGTCCTACTAACTCTACAACTCCGAGCGGTCCTTCTTTCATTCCGATGTCTTGCGTGACGTACTGTTCTGCTTCAGAACCTCCGTAGCCAGCTTCTTCGAGAACTTTTAACCGATTCTCAGTGTCGACGAAGCCCATTCCGGGGACGCCCAGTGCTCCGAGTGCTTTCTTTCCAAAATCAAAAATTCCGCCGAGGTTTAACCCGCCTGTTTTTTTGGCGATTTCTTCTGCTTCTTGGATAGCGTTTTGCTGGAGACGCTCTTGTCTAGTTGGGGCTGTATCCTGTATCTTTGCTGTTTTTTGTTGTTCTTCGAGGCGTTGTTGTTTAATTTTTTCAGCATCTAATCCCGCCATTTGTGCGGCTTTATTAGCTTCTTCAGCACCCTTGTTAAGTGTAGCAATTCTTTCAGCCTCCAACGCCTGTCTTTCAGCGTCACTCATCGGAGTCTTTTCAGCTTCTAGCTTTTCGCGGAGTCCGGCTTTTATTTCGTCCTTTTGTGTTTCAATATTGACAAAGTTAACTACAGACGTGTCGTCAAACGGAACTCCGAGCTTTGCACTAAAATCGTTGTAGGATTTAGCTCCCACTGTTTGAGCTACTCGTTGTTCAAATTCAGTTAAGAACGTCCCTATAGCTTCAGCTTCAGTGCTATCAACAGTGAGGTAAAATCTCGCGCCTACTTTTGTAGCTCCTTTAGGAGGTGCGCTGTGGCCTAGTAGTGTTTCGGCTGTAGCCAAATCGTCAGGATAGTTATTACCTACGTAAGACACAAACAAGCGACGTAAATCTGTCATACCTGTTGGTAATCTACCTAAATGATTTACTTCTGCCGCCGGAAAGAATTTTTTGTTAAATACATAATCTTTTAGAGCTTTTTGAATCTGCGCGTCACTAATATCAGGAAAAATAAAAGTTTCACCTGCGTCTATGGCGGCCTGCGCTCGACGCTGTAGTATAGACGTTGCAATAGGTCCCATTTTACGTGGTTCACCTAATTGCTTACGCCCCTTAACCTTCGGCGTTTCTACAGTCCCTGTTTCCGCATCAAAGTAGGGGCGGGGAACTTCGAGCTCAGACGCAGACTCAAAGTCTGTCGCCATCTGCGAAAGAGCCTTGCTTCGCATACCAAATATGGATAGGTACACCGCATCTCGAAGGTTTTCATCAGGAATGCGCGCAATCCCTTCGACGATAGCTTGAATGGTGCGATCCGTAGGGGCTTTGGCGAACTTTAGATCCGCTGTACCCCCCACTTTACCGAGAGCACCCTTTTTAAAGTTTTCAACCTGACGTTGTAACGCTTTAATTTGAGTGCTAACACCTGTTATTTTACCCGCTTCAGCATCACTGACTAACTGTTGATAAGAAGCGTCGAGTCCGCCGGCTTTATTTGATACCGTTTCAATTTGTTTTGCGAGACCACCGGCAACAACAGGCTGATCCGTATTTGGTTTTCCAAAACGATCTTGAATGTCTTTTGCTATAGGGCCGAGTCGTTCATCTTTTAAAACAGCAGGAGCAATTTCAATTCCTTGAGCGTATATACGAGCCAAAAATGCTTCACGCACTGTTAGCTCATCCCCGGCTTTTACACGTTCAAATAAGTCGTCCCGATCTGGTATATCTCCAGAAAATAAGATGTCGTACAACTTTTCAAAATTACTCAGGGTTTCTTGTTTTGGGGTTACCTTAGCCATTTAGTATCCGAATGTTGCATCCTGTGGTTTAAACGTGCTATTCTTAATGTCGTTCAAGGTTTTATGAATGGAGACGTAGCCTGATGTGCGAGTCATCAACATATAACGCAAGGCGTCATAGGCGTGGTCCTCGGCTTTCGTATCTACATCCTCAGAGTTTGTTTTTGAGAGGGGAATGCCCGCCATCTGTTTTATTATGTTTGTACATGTGTGGAAAAACTTAACTGTGGGCTCGCCGGTGAACTCATTGTCCCCCAAGCGACGGTGTATTTCCATCTTACCTGCGATGCGGTTGCTATCAGAAGGTGTCCACCGACATCCCCCGCGTATCATTGTCTCGGCAATCGAGGGCCCGTATCCTGTGCGGTTCCAACATGATTTATCGAGCACAGCGTAGTGAGGATTCGGGTCCCACTCTTCTAATTCTATTATTTTAGCGGCGAGTTGCTCTGCTGTAAAGTGTTTTACGTAAAGTTCTCGATAGACCCATATGTTGTTGTCCCAATCGATTGCACCCCAGAGTACGCACGAAGGGCTTGCGTAACCATAGTCGGCCGCTCTGATTCGGGGCCAGTTTGTCGGGAGGTCGAAAGGATCGACAACGTGCTTGAGCTTGTTAAACTCTGGGAATGCACAACCTTCTGCAACGTCCCAGTCGCCATCGAGTAGACGCTTTCGCTCCACCTCTGGCAGGGAGAGGAGCATGGCTTCGTACTGGCCGTCCCGCATAAGGTACGGGTTGTCAGTAAGTCTGGCTGGAATAAACTTTCGATAGTAGAGCGGCTTGCCTGCCTTTTCATGTCCATCCGGGTATACGTATGGCTTTCCCGATTCCAAGTCGGATGGAACGAAGGGCTTACCGGGTTCTCCTTGGTCGATGTACATTTTTTTGACCCACCAGCCGCCAACGCCGCCGGGGTTAGCTGTACATCGCATTGAGAGGTTTTGGGACAACTCCTCGTCGGTACTCCGTAGACGGGACCGAAGGTATTCCCATACATAGGGTGTGGGATACTGAGTGACTTCATCGATGGCTATCCAATTGAATGCTTGCCCTTGATATCGTGTAACGTCTTTATCTTTGTCGAGATACGAGAACCATATGGTCGCTCCAGAGGGGAAGACCCACGTCGACTTACTTTCACGGAATGTGGCACCGGGAAACGCTTTGGGATACAGTTGTTTCGACTTTGATATGAGTTCAGTCAATTCATCGAGAGTACGGCGGAGAAGAAGCCCACGGTGGTTGCCGTTGTGACAATAGCGGAGAGGATCAGCAAGAAGAGCGAAACTTTTTCCGCCTCCGGCCGCCCCACCATACAGAACATCCTGCTCTGGGGCACTGAGAAAGTCTTCCTGAGGGCCTCCATTAGGCTGGAATACAACTTCTGATTCACCGATTAAATCCTCGACGTGTTTGGGGAGTTTATTTACGTCCCCCATGTCTATCACGCGAGACTTTTCACCTTGTAGTGCTGTTTCTACTTTTTTAGCGGCATTTTCCCGCTGTTTTGCTCGATATACTTGCTTATCTGCGGCGACTCGCTTCCTTTCCGCCTCTTTTTTAGACCTTCTTATCGACGCCTGAGTCGCTCGACGCGCTTTTTCCGCAGTAGAGAGATGGTAGCGGCTCTTGGGCGCATTCGGGTCCTTTTTTGGGCGTCCCGGCTTGCGTTTTGGCTGTTCTTCAACAGTTTCTTCGCTCATTTTTTATTACGTGACTTGTTCCAACGAGCTGTGTACCCTTCTGGGCGACGTTCTTTAGCGACTTGACTCGATAGAGCTTTTGATGCGGCAATCCCTTCATCAAAACTGTCTACTTTTACGTAGTCACCTTTGGCTATCGCCATTTTAAGCGCCTGTTCGAGGGGTAAATTTTTTAAATTACCGTCCACAAGACGAACTGTAGGGAAAAGACCGATAACGGACTCGTTTTCATCCATATATTCGACGGCAGTACGTATCGTTTGGTTATTGAGGGTCGGTGTTAAGGGATTCGAGGCACGTTTGTACCAATCCTTTTGCATCGCTCTCTGTTCAATGGTTAATTTCTTCGGCATCTACAACCATCTCTTTCTTCGGGGGGAGTAGTACCACCCCATGTACAGCTTGGACATTGACATTGTGAGTCTCTTGTTTCCCGAGACCCACTCGGTTGAGGAGAGATTCGGCGGCTTGGAGCCGTATGTTATCTCCACGCTCGATTTCCGGCGCGTCAATGGTCGCGACGAGCTTATTCGCGGCTTTAAGAGCACCGCCTGCAAGAATATTCCGTGCTCCTTCGATAATTTCGTCGGCAAGAGACTCTTTAAGGTACCCGATGGAACCTTGCGAATAACCTGACACTTCGCAAGCCCTCGAGAAATGGCCTCCGTTCTCGAAGAGCGCCGTAAGGAAAGCTTGCTGTTTGTCGGAGAGTTCACGTTTCTTCTTCTGTTGGGGGAGGAGATTCACGGGATTACCACATATATGTACTAAAAAAGTAAATATCTTACGATTTTAGGTGAATAAAAAAGGAAAAAGGTGTACGTGGGGGCCCGTGGTCTCGGAACTTTGGTTCACATGGACTATAAAAGTTGATTTCCCCTGCCATTTCGGCCCCGGTACAAACCCATTATGGGTACCAAAAATAAATTTTGTCAA